TAAATGAGTAATAACGAAACCAGATAGGCCGCCTACGATAGCCAAGCTTGCAAAGTAAAGAGTAAAGAAATCCTGTTGTGTCACCGTTTAGGGCTCGCATATCCGAATACTCCTGCCACGATTGAACCGAGGATAGAGCGATAGTCCAAGGCGAAGTTTGAGGTTGTACCCCAGACTGCTAGGAACGCTCCAAGAGAGACTATTGCTGGGTGCTTCATATTCATATTGTGCCGCCTATCATCGGGATATAAAAGAACGAACTATCTGTATCGCCTTGCTTAGTGAAAGAGATATGGCAATGATGGTCATGCGGATTGATTCCAGAATACTTGCGCCAGCGCCAGCCCATGCGAGGGGAAGCAATCTTTCCTGCGAATATGATGTAAGCAATGCGCTTGTCAGACTTTGCCGCGTGTCGAATCTGATCCGCAAGGTCAGGCATGAGGTCAGGCTTTTTCTTTCCAGATAAATCCCTGTCAATATCAATGGCTCTGACGATACCCTTTGCATCAGGATTGTGGTCAGAAGCACGCGTTGAATGACGGTAATCGCCAAGCCAGCCGTCTGAGGTCTTATCTCTTGAACTGAAAGTATCATCGACTTGAAGTCTAAGCTGTTGTCCGGCTTTGCATAGTTTCGGTGACACAATCAGCACACTCCCATCTTTTTTTATCATTAAGCAATAAAGTGTTATGACCACACTCTGGCATTGGGGCTATAAAAGCATCATCTATTGGGTCATAGGTGTAACCAATACCTGCATAGTTGTAGCGAATAGTTCCGTTGTAGGAAGTACGAACACAAGTTTGACCCCTGTAATTCCCATACCATTGTTCTGGGCTCAAACCTTCAATTAGTTCAGTTTCATCAATGCCAACAATGATTTCTGTAACAATGTTTGAGTCATCTAAAAATGCGTAATGTGCCATTATACCCAACTCACATTTCCTGTGCCAGCAGTAATCGTAGCTCGCTTATAACCACCACTTGCTGCTGATTCTGTTCCCGTTAATCCTGCACCGATTGTGATTGTACGAGTATCTGGATAACGCAGAATAACAACTCCAGAACCGCCATTAGCGCCGCTACGAGGGAAGTCTGAAGCGCCACCGCCGCCACCGCCTAAGTTGGCTGTTCCGTTTACAGGTGAAAAACCACCAGCACCGCCGCCACCTGTTCCACCTGCGCCGTTAGATCCAGCACCGTTTACGAAAACACCACCACCGCCGCCACCGCCATAAGTAACAGATGAACCAGTAATAGAAGTTGCAACACCATTGCCACCATTACCAGCATTAGTTGATGGAGCTGCTTGTCCTACTGCTCCTGCACCACCACCGCCACCGCATGGGTAAGGGTAAATGTTTGCGGTGTCTCCACCAGCGAATCCTTGATTAGCAGTTCCAGAACCACCAGTAGTAAAAGTTTCACGGTTTCCACCACCTGAACCGCCGTTGCCACCTTTATTTATATTAGCTTGACCAGTTTCTGCACCACCACCGCCGCCACCGCCGGTTGATGTGATGCTTGAAAAAATTGAGTTGCTTCCATTAGCAGCGCTAGGTGTAGAACTGCTTCCAGATCCACCTGCACCGATTGTGATTGAGTAATTAGTATTTAAATTAACTGCTAAGGCAGATTCAAGCGACCCACCGCCGCCTGTAGCAGTTACTGTTGAACGAAGACCACCAGCACCACCACCGCCGCCACCGTTTTTACCACCGCCGCCACCGCCGGCAACAACAAGATAATCTGCGTTAAAAGGTCCGATTGGACTCCCAAAGAGTCCTACTGTGATTGCTCCGATCACTAGCCGATTGCTCCTGCTACATACCAAGTGTCTGTTGCTGTCTTAATGCATACGGCTGTCTTGTACTGAGCCAAGGTTGGAGAAGCTGCAACTGCACCTGCTGAAAGAATTGTTGTTGTGCCTGATGTAACTGCTGAGATTGTGCAGAGTCCAGCGCCCTTGTTGAGTACTGTGATTGCTGTGCCTACTGGGAAGGCTACTGAAGCATTAGTAGGGATTTTGAACGCCACGGCTGTTGCCTTGTTCATAGGCACTAGGGTCTGATATGCGTCATCTAGGACTGCTGTGTAGTCTGCTGTCTGATCTGCATCGACCGTAAAGGCTACTAGCCCGTTGAACATAGAAGCAGTAAGGATATCTCCTGTTACCGCTGGAAAGCCTGTTGCCATTATTTATCTCCTAGTAAGTCATTGCAGACACGCCAATTATACCGCGTTCTGCGCTCGAAAGAATGAATCCATCGACGATGGGCTCAAGTGTTGTTACTGTAACGCTCATGCTGTTAGGGCTGATATTCCACGATAGACCTTGGCATTGCAGAGTCTTGACGATGGTTGAGCCGTCTGGCTGGGTATTGCTGATTCTTAGATTGTCAAAGTAATCCAAGCCAATCATGGTATCTGTAGGTACTGCTGGGTCTAGTAGATCGACAAGCATCTGATCGATGCGGATAGTTGTCTCAGCTCTAGTGGCTACATAGGTGGCAGCGATATTCAGGGCATTGGCATCGGTATCAATAACTAAATCCTGTGCGCTGTACTGATGAGGGAAGTATCTGGCGATGCTGTCTGTATTCTGCGCAAATTGGGCTGTGCCACCTACGCGGGTCATCTGTGCCTGATTGATGATGAGCTTGTCATCGAAGGCAAAAACTAGGTTCTTGTAAGGGATATCGCCGGTCTGGTTGAACTCGATAGGAGTTCCAGAGATAGATGAAGCAACATCGTTACGAGACCTAAACACGGCTGTGCCTGAGCCATTGATAAAGAATGCACCCTGCTCTGAGAACTCTGCGTTCTTGACCGCTGCAAGGCTTGTGCGCAGGGTCGCTGGGTCAGCGATACATTGGGATTGACCAGTAGCGATGGTGCGCATATTGGAAGGGAAGCCAACCTGATCGAGTATCTTGCCAATGCGTGTGCCGGTTGTCTGCCCTGCTCCTGAGTCTGCAACGGTTAAGACTTGGGCTAAGTTAAAGAGACGGAAGGCATCAGCGACATAGATATCGACATACCCCATCTGCTCTGCTTGGTCATAGGTGTATCGGTACTCAGTTGTATAGCCTGAAAATAAGAACTCTTGGGTGGTGTCTGTTGTAGCTGCAATACGCACCTTGCGTAAAGGCACTAGATAGCCAAAGTAAGGGCTTGCTGTGTTCTGTGGGTTGAAGTAAGAGTCTGGGTCAATAATGCGTACAACGGCTGTACCGGCGATGTACTGGTCTGCTTGGATATCTCTGCCACGGTTAATTGTGATGTTACGGACTTGAGGAGTTAGATCAACAATAGGAACTGGAACTGTAGATGAACCGAGTGTGCCAGTACCTAGAACGCCGTACTTCGCATCGCCAATAGTAAATGGATAGCCGAAAGTCGCACCTGAGGAGAAGTCAAAGGATACGGATATTTCAGCAGGTAAAGCCATTAGAGACCGAAGCCCCCTGAAGTTCTATTGATGTTTGAGGTAATGCCTGACATTGAAGTATCTTGAAGTGATGTGGCTACTGCCTTGCCGTCAATCTGAACAACGACTGGTCGGTTCAAAGCTGCTACTGCAATAGCCCAAGGAGTTTGAGAACCAAACTGTGAGTCTCTACTTCCGCCCGCTGATGGATTAGGAACTGAATAAGCAAATCCGCTTGCGTTGGTTGCGTTGGTTGCAACTGATGGAGTGATTGGAGTGATTGGAACGGCAGTGCCAGCACCACCACCAATAGCAATCTTTCTAGCCTTCTCTGCGAGCATGTCAAGATAAGCTTCCCATGAGGCAAATGGGTTCTTAGCATCTGGAAGGCTTGCAAGGTATCCCGCTAGCTTCTCTCCTAAGCCTTGAGCCTTGGCTAGTTCATAGGTTAGCTTCTGGGCTTCTGAGGTATTGCCTACTAGCAAAGCAAATTGGAGTTCTACGCGCTTACGATCCTCATCAGATAACTTACCCTTGAGCGCAGCAATAAGTTGAACCTGCTCTAAGTCAAAGATTGAGCCAGCCTTCTTAAGAGCGTTCTGCTTCTTCTGCTCGTCGGTCAAAGCCTTCTGAGACTTGACCTGCTTAGTCTGCAAAGCTGCTAGTTCCTTGGCTCGCTTAGCTGCTGCCGCTTCTGCTGTGCGCTGCTGTGCTGTGCGTTGCGCTGTACCTGCTGGTGATGCAGATCGATTAGTTGTCGGCTGTGCGCCTTGTCGCATAACATCAACATCGCCGCCGGCTAGAAAGTTTGTGTAGCCTTTACGGAACTTCTCGACAAGTCCGATAGCAGTACCCAATACCTTTATTACATTGCTCGTAGCTGTTGCAATGTTGGTGATCGCTTTCGCTGCGTCGCTTGCTTCTGTGCCGCCGCCTACGCGAGCAAAGGCATCAATCAAGCCTTCTCCGATAATCTCCTGTGCGTTACCTGCTGCAACAGATAGAACTTCCATCTTGTAAGAGGTTGTTGTTAAATAGTCTTGAGCCTGACCAGCAGACTTAGCAAGCAGTACACCCAAAATTTCATTAAATGACTTGGTTGTAATCTCTGCTCTGGTTAATCCTGAATTGTACTTAATCAAGCCTCTAGTAATGCCTACATAACCCTTGCCTAAATCTGTTGCGACTGTAGCTAAATCGACCCCACTTGCTCGGCTGATTTGGATTGCATTGTTGAGAAGCTCTTGAGATTTAGTTAGTGATCCTGTGGTTGTCAGTAATGATTGAAAAGCTGGTCTAAGAATGTCATCGGCAATAGCCGCGCTCTGTTCTAGGTCAGCAATAAAGGTTGTGACTTTAGCCTGAGAGAATGAGAGCCCAAGGTTATCTACTGCCCCAGCAAGTCTGCGAGCTGCTGCTTCATCTGCTGCGAAAGCCTTAACTGCTGCCTTGCCGTAGGCTGTCATAGCGGCAGCGCCAAGGGTTAAGCCAAGGGTTCTACCTAGTTTCTTAACTGTGCTGTTGAGCTTGTTTACGCCCTTGTCAGCCTTGTTAAGACCTGTTGAGTCAAGAGTGGTGGCAATGCGGATTGCTAGATCTGTCATACCTGCCATTAGTCTTTACTCCTTGCTCTAAATGTCTTGTTGCCAGCGCCCTTGCTTAAGACTACAACTGTGTTATTAGCAGACTGAATAGCCTTTACAACTGCTGCTGTGGTTCTGCCCTGATCCTCAGCCCATGCTCTAAACATCAAGCGACCCTTAGTCTTGCGAGTTCTACGCCCCGCACTATTGGATTGCTGGCTATCAACAAGAGGTGGCAAGGCATCGATGAACTGGCGACCTGCGTTTGGATTAGCAGACTTGTTAAACTCTTTGCCACCAGCTCGCTCAGTAATGAACTTGCCATTGCGGTATTTCTTAACTGGCTGAGTAGGTGGTAATCCTTGAGGAGTCTTGCGACCTGCTGTCTCGTAAATAGCACCCGGAGCAGACTTGTTAAAGATTGTTGCAAGGCTTCTAAATCCTCGCTTGTTTGGCTTGGTGGGAGTAGCTGAGTAACCCAAGCCGCGCTTCATAATGCCCTGATTAAAAGCTCGATACTCCCACTCGCCAACAGGGTTAGCCCAGCCGCTTAAAGGTGAAGCAGAAGGCACAAAGCCTCGCGCTCGAGTAACTACCTTGCGCAAGTTGAGTGCAATTTCCTTTTGGGTTTCTTTGGCTAAATCAGGAGTGTATTGGCGCATTGCTTTTCTAAGAGCTACGGCGTTGTCTAGTTCGACTGGCATCGCTTCGCTCCTTCGCTATGTCCTTAAGAACTTCAATATGTGCCTTAAACGCTATCGCCGGAAGTTCAACAATAGTTTGAAACGGAACTCCATACTCGTAACTAAGCCTAGCTGCGAGATAGGTGAGAGAGTTCCGATCTACCCTAAAGGGTCAGACTCTAAAACCTCAACTGACTTCAAGGTCTCTAAGAACTGTTCCCCAAAGGGTTTGACCGTTTCACCTGAACGACGGATTGCTTCCCAGCACAACCAATAAACATCAGATTGCTTCTGATCCTCAATGAGTGCCTTGTGAAAGCCCTTCTTGGCATACTGTTCAAAGCTATATTCCAGTAGTGGGGTTATCTCAAACTCCTGTACTGAATTATCTGCCCTTGTAACTTTTAACTTTGCCATAGCCCTTGTCTCCTTTTACGCGCCGGTTGTTACGGCGATTGTACCGGATACATTGAATGTAAGGCTCTGCATTGCGATGTCAGCTACAGAACCGTTAATGTCGGTTGTGTTGTTGATAAGGCATGTCATTGTGTAAAGAGGGTTAGTTGCAGATACAACGGCAGAAGTCTGCTTGACTGTTACTGTTGTGTTCGTTCCCCATACAGCCTGAAGTGTCTGTAGAACCTCTGATGTAGCTGTGTCATTGAGTAGGTCGATTGTGATTGATGAAGCCTCAAGACCCTTTACGAACTTGTGACCGCTATCACCCATTGCTGTGACTTCGAGCTCGTCGAATGAACGGTTGATTGTTACTGCTGTAACGTGGTCTGAGAGATCAACTGAATTGATTGTCAGTACAACGCCGTTATTTAAGAATACTGCCATTTCAGTTATTCCTCATCTTTCTTAGTAGTTGGTTTTGGTGCTGGTGCTGCTGGTGGAACTTGACCGATTTTGATTAGAAAGTCGGCTTGCTCCTTTGTCCAATCGCTCATCGATTAGCTCCATTCCGTTAGGGTACTGATTGCAATATCGCAACTCAGTAAATCTCCGGAAGCGATAGTTAGAACGCTAGGTGCGCTCACGCTTCCTACGTTAAATACAATGCTGGAAGCTTCGAGAAGCTGGAATACTCTTAGTATGTCGGTCTCGATTCCAGCAAGGTTGCCCTCGTTGTCTAGCAACGGAACAAGGATAGTAATTGTAAAGTTAGCCATCGGCGCGATTGATGTGTAATCGTTATTGGTTGGAACGATATATGGATCGCTTGGGGTGACGATTACCGAATTCGCTACAGGCGTAGCAGGTGGGAAGGCGAATACTGAATACTTAGTGTTATCGGCTAGAGCCGCTGCGATGCTAGATCGTAGAGTGGTTATCGCTGGCATTAGCCCACCATAGAACGCGGGTCAAGATATGGTGCAAGCAAGCCACGAACGCGAGCGATGAGCTGTGAAGACATTGCGTACATGCTGCCGATTGAGCCGTCTGGGTTCATGCCGTTGCCTGAGTTAGTCTGACGAGAAGTCCAGATTGATACGCAGACCATAAGGCTTGCCTCTTGAATGGCTGGAACTGTGGCAGGGTCTAAATAAGTCTCTGCCGCTACCATGCCATAAGGATTGACTGGGTGCTCAACTGTTGGAGTGTTGTTGTTACCTGTAATGTTGTAAGTAATTGAATACTCATCAACTGCCGTAATTGTCTTACTGCCATTGTGCTTAGAACCTGCGCCTGTAATGACTACCGTCTCACCGACGTAAAATACATCGAGGACTGGAATATTAAAATATGAAGTTCCCGTTGTGGCTGTGTTGCTGTGTCCAACTAGGGGAGTTGTGTTAGCCCAAATGAATGGAAGGAGAACGTTGTCTGCTGCATCGCATACTGATTGCAACACGGCATCAGCGTAGAGAGTTCCCACGCCTAGGGCTGTGCGAAGTTCTGCAACTGTTGTCAGAGACATTCTAATCCTTTCTAAAGACTTGAGGGAGCTGCAAGGGCTCTGGCAGCCCCCTCAAGCGACTTAGGGTATTACTATGCAGCGTTGTTGAACTTGAAAGCTCCTGCTGCTGCCTTTGTTGCGATTGCGCCGTAACCGTAGTATCCGACCTCAACCTGTCCAGTTCCTACCTTGTCGGCGCGGAGCTGCAAGCGGCTTGACTCGTACCATGTGTATGAATCGCGGTTTACAACCAAGATTGAACCGTCTGCTACACCTGTGAGTGAGTAATCGACATAGAGGTCGAGTCCAAGTAGTGATCCACGAAGTGACTGTGAAACGTTACCTGCTGCGTTCTGTGGCTGTGAAGCGATGAATAGTGGGCGGTTCTGTCCATCAACCATGCCCATGATGTTTGACCATTGTGTAGGAGAAACAATTACGCTTTGTGCAAAGCGAAGTGTGTTTGTGTAGATGCTGTCAGAAGCGCGAGCAATGAAGCCAGCCATTTCTGCGCCATCCCAAGGAAGTGTGATTGCTGTTCCATCGGCTGATGCGCCTGTCTGGATTGCTGTGCGTACTGCAACGTTTGTTGCCTTAGCATAAGCATCTGCCATGAGTGATTGTAGTTCTGCGAAGAACGCAGGTGAAGTACGATCAAGAACTTCTACATCAAACAACTGCATGCCAGCGTACTTCTTGACTGTTACATCAAGGTACTCAATCTCAACCTGAGTATCTGAGAAGGCTGCCTTTTCTGCTGTTTCTGCAACTGTTGGAACTTCCTTAACGCGAGGAATCTGGAATTTAAATCCTGCATCTGGAAGTGTGCCTGTTGAAATTGCATCGATTGATGGGCGACCAGCAGTTGATTTGTTGTTGATGATTTCTGTTAGCTGACGAGTTGGAACAAGTCCAGCTACATCTGTTGTATCTGTGTCTGACGCTGCTGCGAGGTATTGACGAGCATTGTCGTCACCTAGCTGTGCGCGGATTGAGTTTTCTAGGAAAACTGCTGGGTTTGTGTCAATGCGTGGCTTTGAGTAAGCCATCGCTGTAACTGTAGGGCGAGCAGCTTCTACAGCCGCAGCTTCTACTGGTGTTGCTTCGACCGGAGTGGTTTCTTCCACGACTGTCTCGCTTTCTGTTGTTGGGGTTTCTTCAGCAGGGAGTGATTCCTCTGCCGCGATCTCTAATACTTGAGCAGACTTAAATGCTGGCTCTGTGACTAGAGAAACTTCTTTTAACTTTGCTGCTGTAACAACTGTGTGTCCAGCGCGTGATGGCTTAGATGAAACAATCTCAGCGCCTACTGAAAGACCTGAAACAAGTCCTTCCTGTGCCTGAATAAGTGCGTCATTGCCGCCGGTAGATCGTGAGAGCTTGAAGGTTGCGTAGATTCCATCTTCGCGTACTTCTGCTGCTGTCATGCGACCAATAGGCTTCTTCACATCGTGCTGTGATAGGAGTTTAATCTTTGATACATCAGCAATGTCGATAGACCCTGCCTCAAAGACATAAGCGCCAAGGTTAGTATTGCCAACTTCGCCTGTTCCCATTGGCACGATCTTGCCTGAGATTTCGCGGCGCTCTTCGCTGCACTCGATTGAGGCTGCTTCGATGTATAGGGTTGTCATTCTGTCTCGCTTCCGTTAGGAGATAAATCTTCCATTTCCATTGCCTGTTCAATTGTAATTAAGCCCATTGAAAGCATCTTCTCTAGTACGAGCAGACGCTCCATTGGTTCTGTGCGTAAGAATGAATCGTCTAACGCAAACTTGACATAGTGTCCATCGGTTGAAACATCATTCATTGAGAGGCGTGACTCGATTGCTGAGACATAAGGCTGAAGCGTGAAAGCCACCATCTGCTTGCGCTCATCTTGGACATTCGCATAAGTCATTGTTGTGTTCTGTGATGCTGAAACATAATATGGATCAACAGAGCAAAGTCGAGCACACTCGGTAGCAAGGTTCTGAATTGCCTCGTTGTAGAGCATGTCCTTAGGTGAGAACTGAACTGGCTGGAATTCAAGAGTAGAAGTCAAGTAAGCGGTGGCGTTATTCTGACGGCTGCGCTTCCAAGCTGAGAGAAGTCCTGAAACTTCAGCAGGTGGTAAATCCGCGCCGGTGTTCCGAAGTATGCCCTGCGCCATTGGAGTTGCTGCTGCAATAGCGGCTGCTCTCTGAACATCAACGGCTGCCTGAATTGTACGAGCACCAGTAGAGAGGATTCCCTCATCTTTCTGGAAAGTAATAAGTGATCCAAGTCCTGACATCGGAACAGGAGTTCCATCGATGTAATACTGGGTGATGTAATGGCTTAGTGGGTCTGTCTCAAAGCTGACGCGACCGTTGCCAATCCATTCAGCGTTTGCCATGCGACCATCTTCTTGATAGGTCTCTGTGATGCGCCAGTAAGCTGTGCCGAACATGAGAAGGCTGTCAAGTGTGTAATACATTGTCTCAAAGCGTGGCTGAGACTTAGAAGGCTGCTCTACCCATCGAGGTGAAGCAATATGCTCGCCTGTGGACTTCTTGTAATACTCAAGAGGGATAGAAGCAATCGTTCCGCAGATTAGATCGCGGCATCGCTTGATTGCTGGAACTGAAAGCGCTGTGACACGGCTGATTGGAGAAGGATAATAATTGCTGTACCCGTAGAAGGCATCAGACATGAGCTGCGGTGCGGCTTGTGCTTCGATTACTTGCTTACGCGAGAAGAGACCCATAGAGTGCAATTATACACTACATGTAGGTCATTCTGAGTAGATTGCCGCTACCTGTTGTGGTTTATTTAGCATGTGTACAACCATCGCTGTTGAGATAGCACCCGATACATCTCCAGCACTCTTGCGTTTAACAATTCGCCATGAAGAATCGTTGGTCTTAGCTGCGCAGTTGTTCATCTGCTGAATCCAGTTCTCTTGACCGGCATGAACTAGGCGATGTGCATTGAGAGCATCGTTTAGATCGGTACAGGCTTGATAGAAGGCAGCGCCGGATATATCGACAACCATCTGACCAGCGTTAGCAAGGCGGTCGGCTATTGATTGAGACGTGTACTTGTCAAAGCAGATTTGGCGCGGTCTATATTGGTCAGCCCAACCCTTTATCTCTGAAGCAATCTTTAAATCATCAACGCTTATTTGGCTTTCCCATGTCTGGAGTATTCCAACGCCGATTCGACCGTCAGGCAATATCTGACCAGCAACCAAGCTCGCATTGCGGCGAGATGGAGATACATCGAAAGCAAAGACCGTATAGCCACCGACCGGAATCGTGAGCGAGGCGTCTGAGGTGTCCTCAAGAACTCCATGAGCCCACGGACTGGATAGAGAATCAATCCATTGACATAACAACTCAGTTCTAGTGTTTTCAATCGGGCTAGTAGCAACTGCTTCTTCAAGGGCTTCCTCACTTATCGTATAGCCAAGGGCAGGATTTGCTTGAGCCCAGCCTTGGCGGTCTGTGATCTTGCAGTATTGTGGAGCAGAGTATTCGTAGTATCCAAATGTCTTAGGCGGGTTCTCTAACGCTCGTTCTCTCATTCCATTGAGGACAACCGAGAAAGCATCTCCTGCGTTTGAGGTAAGTAGCGTCTGAGAGTTTGGGCGAGCTCTAGTCGTAGGGACAGCGGCTCGAAAGCCTTCCTCGTTGATCTCTCGGAGCTCGTCAATAAAGAGAAAGTCTGCAGTTCTGCCTCTAGATCCATCTCTAGTTGCTGCAACAACATCAAGCCTTCTTCCGTCAAGCATTTCAATAGACTCTGTACCGTTGGCGTACCTGATCTGTTTAACGAATCCTTTGAGGTGGTCATTAGTCTCCAATACTTGAGCTACTTGTCGGAAGGTGTCGAGTGCCATCGATCTATTCGAGGACATGATAAGAACATTGCGGCTATCCCACTTCAGCAGGTGAGCCAAGATGAGCATACGGGCTAGATGAGTCTTCCCATTCTGCCTAGCGATTAAAAGTAAATTTGTCTTCCTGACCCAAGCCTGATTCTTGTCCACGGTAAGCATGTCCTTTAACACATGCTCTTGCCATGGGAGCAAAGGCATCGAAATGATTTCACAAAGGTCTTTTACATCTTGGAGTTTA